TCTTACACCAGGATCGACAACCAATAAGTCTTCAATAGAACCACTGGTAGTTCTGGAAGATGTAGAGTATTTAATAGCTGCTTCAGATGAAGTGTATGAACCTTTTTCTGGAGCTCTATCTACATTATAGGTAAATGTAGTTGGAGTTACTGCAGTAATAGGATAAGTTCCTGCATATACACTATCAGAAACAAGTATCTTATTATGGTTGACGATATTCTGTGAGTCGTTGAAGTATTCTAACTTTGCTTGACTATTATCAACTCTATTGATAGGTTCTAATGTATAGAACAACTCATCTGGAACATTTTCATCAAGGTTTACAGTAACTGTTGCATCAGTAGAAATACCAATAGCACCATTGCGGACAACATTAAATGTTCCATCTTCTTGAGTAGTCTCAAATGGATTCTGTAATGCTGCATCAGAGTAGAACTTAAAGTCAAATGCAGAATATCTTACTGCACCTTGAATATAAGACAGTGATTCGTCCGAAAGATCAAATGTTACTGGTTGATTCTTATATCCGTGCAGTTCTGGGTTGACAAGTGACAGTTCACCAGCAGATGCACTAGTAATATCAATAACGACTGGATCTATTCTAGTTGCATTATAGTAACTTTGTGCTAACTTGATATTGTCGTTATCAACCTTTACGACGTAATAAATGTCATTATCAGATAAACCACCAGATGGAGTTGTTGCAGTATGAACAACCTTTTGGCCATCATAGTATCCGTGACCACCCACATTGATGGTATTTGTGGATGTTGTAATATTACCAGCAGTAAACTCTCTGGGGTCAATCAGTAAACGTCTGGTTTCGTCGTTATATTTTACTCTGAACGTGGTGGTTACACCAGTCACACAAGAAACATTTACAGTATCAGTAAACAGCAGACCGTGAGTTGATGCTGTAGAAACTGTAACTTCATTCTTATCAACTTCACCAGTCACTACATTGTCATAGTTAGTTCTGAAACTATGAATAACACCAGTTCCGATGCCAGTGAAGTAGAGAATATCAGTTGTTACTGCACTATTGATACCAACAAAACCACCTGTAGAACCAAGACCAACTCTGTTGGTTGCAATACCAATAAAGTTATCATTAATTCTTGCAGCATACACTACATCATTCTCAGACAGCGTGAATGAAGAAGTACCATCTGTAGAGACGGCAATAGCATTTTCACCATTTGCAGAATAGATTAACTTATCTCCAGTCTCTAACTTATGGTTTGGCAGATATACTGATCTGGTTGGAGCAAATAAGATAGTTGCACCAACACCAGGGTTGGCAAACGATAAAGTAGAACCAATACCTACACCATAAGAAGTTCCCAAAGCAACTGCTTCGATTGGGTTGAAATACAGTTGTCTATTGAACTTGTATTGGAAAACGTTTGAATTTATTCCAACAGGGAATGTAAACTTTCTAGACTGATTGTAAGCAAGAACTCCGTCAGTATGTGCTGCACCAATTGTGCCATCCTTTGCTCTTTCAACACGAACTCTAGTTGATTCTTTATCAACATTCAGGACTTTTACTCTCTCAGACTCTACTTGGAGAATATCATTTTCTCTGATAGCAGGATATGACAGGTTACCATACAGACTGAAATATGTAACAAACCCAGTAACAGAAGTAGAACCAATACTAGAAATCAGAGAGAAGGTATCTGACCTAACTCCAACTCTATAAGAACCAGACAGTTTCGTTCCAAAAGTACTTAATCCAGTAATACTTACAATGTCTCTATCAAGAAGTCCGTGAGGACCAGACGAGAAACCAATGTAAGTGTTCTGGTTTTGAGGCAGAGAAGTAAATTCTACATCAAATACAGACTGTTGAACTGCCGAAACTTGATTAACTGCTTTACCACCTACGTGTTGGACTATTGCTGTTGCATTTTGACCACCAGATCCAGTGTTATCAAAAATAACTTTATCACCAACTTTATATCCAGCACCACCTGTAGTAATACCAGCTGAGTTTACACCACCAACAGAAGCATAAGTTACAATAGACTTTTGTGGTCTAATATCATCTGGAACAACAACATAGTCATAACCACTCATATCTCCTAAGAGGTTATATGGTTTAGTATTTCTCAACAAACCAGTTTCATTCAAGTCAATAACATCTTGATTTGATCTTGGGTTGAAGTTATATGCAATTGGTGTTGACTTATACTCGTTTCCAATGAAATACGGGAATACTGGTCTTCTATAGTTTCTGAATACACCAGCAGACTCAGTTACACTATTGATAGTCGTAAAGTATGCATACACACCGTTTGGATATTCTGGTGTTACGCAGAATCTACCATTGTGCTCATCCAAGTCACCAGAAGCATTATACTTATAGTCCTCAACAAAGAACCCTTGTGGATATGTGCTTGTATTTGGTCTCGCACCATCCAAGTCTAGTATGTAACTAGACTCCATTGCCTTAACTGTGCCTGTTCCATCAATATTGGCAAAACCATATGGACCATAGATTGGATTACCATCATATGCCCAACCAATGATAGGTGAGTGTGAAGTAGATACTACTTCCTTATTGTTTTGAATATCTAAGTCTGGAACGTAGATTGACTGTCCAGATACGAGTCTTTCAGACAGTATAGTTCTTCTTAACTTTCTTGGTGCATATGCGTGAGTATAATGCAGACCATAATCTGAGTTCAAACCAGAATCAAGAATACCATCATCATCATTGATCTGGTTGTTTTGAAGAAGTCTTTCTACTACGTTAATATTCCACTCAGTTGCAAAAGATTCAAACCTAGCATTTCTACCAGATGCAATTACATCGACACTGGTTTTCTCTTTATCATATCCAGTTCCACCATAAACAACTTTTACCTCAGACAAAACTCCATTAGAAAGGATAGGTGTCAACTTACATCCATAACCTGGACCATTGAAACTAAACCTAGGAGGAGAGTTATATCCACTTCCACCACTAATAACAAGAACTTCTCTGATTCTACCACCAAAGATTACTGGAATAACTTCAGCACCACTGCCGCTATCAACAGCAATAACTGGTTGTCTATTAAAGTTAATAAACTCTTCTGCACCATATTCAGAACCACCATCTTCTAAGAAGATAGACTGAATTTCACCTCTAACAACTGGCTGAACAACAGCATTGAAATCTTGTCCAGTTCTTGTAGATACACCAACAACACCATCAACAGTGACTACAATAGGTTGATAATTGAAAGAGTGGTATCCAGAACCACTATCCTCAATATGGACATATTGCTTTGTTCTGTAATAGAAGTCTTCTGCAAGAGGTGAAGTTCCTAAGGCAGATAACTTAAAGGAGTTTTCATCTACAACAGTGATATAATATGAGTTACCATTTACTAAACCAGATGCTGGAGATGCGGCAGAATATACTAAGATATCGCCAGAGACATAACCGTGGTTTCTAGCAATAATAGTATCTGAATATGAATCAACACCAGAAGAAGGAACAGAGACTTTTCTGTTTCTATAGTTTTGACCCCTATCAGTAATATTGATAGAGGTAATTTGCTTCTTGAGGTTGGTAGATACAACTCTATGGTTTCCTACACCATATGCAGTCAGGTCAACTGGGTTAACGTCAGAAGCAGCATCAGTTTGAGTATTGTGGAATGTTACCGTATATGCGTCCTGAACAGAAACATAGTATGTTGCACTGGTAGTTAAACCACCAATTGCCTGTTGTCCATCAGGTTGATAGGTAACTTTCTCAGCATCTCTGAACTTGTGGAAAGAAGAGAACCCAACAGTGTTGTTTGAAAGATTAACTTGACTCGCTGATGATGTAGAGTTAAATGACGCTTCGTGTTCAACAGTGTACAAGTTTGCTTCTGCTTTTGCACCAGAACCGCCACCACCAGAAATATTAATGGTAGGAGTATTCAAATAGTCAAAACCACCATCAATAACGTTGATGCCGTCGAAGCTTCCGACAACTTCACAGAAACCAGTTGCACCAGTTCCAACAACATCAGTAATTTCTAATACTGGTGGGTTGATAACGTCATAGTCTTCGCCAGGAGAGAGAACTTGAATATTATCAAGTGCTCCATAGAAGACACTATTCTTGGACTTATAGTTTAATATCTCAACACCATTAACTAGGATACCAGTTGCACCAAACTCAGTTTCATGTACCTTACCATCCGATGATGGATTATCAATCGTTCTAACAATTTTTTGAGCATCCAAAGACTGGTTTGAAAGATCATTGACTTCAAACTTATTGTCTGTTACTGTACCAATTATTGTTAGATAGTCCTGCTTAAACAGATTAGATCTACTACGGGCAATTTTTACAGTTGTAGAGTTTACCTTTTCAACAAAGTAAATGCCTTCTGCAATATCAAGAGTGTTTGTAGCACTTGCAGGTTTATAGTATACAGCATCTCCTGTATAGAAACCGTGAGTACCAATGTTTAACTCTTCACCACTGAAAGTTCCACTAAACGTTACAGACCTATCGTCAACATCAATCTGTTCGTTCAGGTATGATGGTAATGAGTTTGAAGTTACAAAGAAAGAGCTATTTTGAGGTCCAACATATGTGTTCTGAACATTAACAGATTGATTGTTCAGTGTTGGATAATTTGAAAAGTCTCCTTTCAGAATTGTTCTCTGAACTTGATACTTTCTGTTTACGTCAATAGCACCCTGTCCAGCAACAAAGAAAGAACTATCAGATGCAACAGCAAAGACTGCAACAACGTTGGATACCTTCTCAGAACCATCAGTAAACTTAAACTTTACTCTATCGCCAATAGAAAAGTCTGTATCGTCAAACGTATCAACTCTATAAGTAAAGTTTGCAGCGTCAACTAGAGTAATTTTCTCAACATCATAGGTAGACGCAATATTGTAGATCCAACTATCTGATAATGCAGTTCTCTCATCTTTACCAAGCGTCTTAATGGTAATAGTATCGCCAGCATTATAAAGTTTAGTTTCTTCGTCAAACGAAAGTTCAGAGAGAACACCAGTAGTAAGAACCTTTACAATATTATCAGTTCCTTGCCCAAAATATCCATACGCAAATGTATTGATATGAATATCTTGTCCTTCATCAAGCAGTTGGTCAATACCAGAACATCCGAAGAACTGTGTATATGACTTTGACTCATAAGTAAACGTTACAGTTGTATCATTGCTCATATAAGCAATCAATTCTCCTGAGTCTGGGAAACCGACTGTTGAGTCAACGTCTAAAGTATCAGAATCAATTTCTGCAGGAGTTACAACTTTAGTTTTTGAATGAATAGGAAACTCACCGACTGTGGTTCCTTCTGCAATGATATCTCTATCAAAGTCATAGTCCAAACTTAAAACATAGTAGATATTATCACCTCTGGTAATCTTTTCTACTTTTGAGACGGCACCAGATGCAGAGTTAAAAAAGTCTGTCTTATCTTGATATAGTGTTTGGTTGAGTAAGTTTTCTGGATCACCCTCTATTGCCCTAACTACAAGGTCTTGAGTAACTCTATACTGAGAGTCTGATGGGATGAACAGATAGTCCTGTGGTTTGATGGTTTCTACATCTTGACCAAACAGTGCTCTGAATAGAATTTCAAAAGACTCATCTGTACCCTTTGAAGAGTAGAAGTCCTTAGCCTGTTTGATGAAAAGATTTTGGTTTAGATCTGAGGCTAAAGTTCTTTCATCAAAACCAGGAACAAACTGTTTCTTTACTTTTTTGAAGAATTCTTTTAAGAAAAGAATACTAAGATTAGATACAGTATCCCCGTTAGAGTGCTCCTCAATGTTGGTTTCAGTAAATACCAACTGGTCGGGTACATTGTTCGCTTGATAGGAAGTAACGCCGCTGAAACCCCTTACACACCCCTCAAACGTGGTGTTTGTCTTAGAGGTGTAAGTAATGATCTCATCACCGATTTTTAAAAGACCATAAGTATCTGGAAATCCTGAAGTAGAATTTACGGATATAGTATCATCAGTGAAAGAAACATCAGAAGATAGTGTTGTAGATTCAACTAAACTTGTGAGTTCTTCAAGTTTTATATACTGATCGATATTCTGTAGAATATCGTATGCTCCACTTTGTTTATCTAAAGACGTATAATACTGAGATAAAAATTCTCCTACCAGAGGATAATTATCTCTGACATAAGCAGGCAGTTGATTTTCAACAACTGAACTAATCTTAATTCTCTTGTTTACCATGTCTTTATTGTCTTATGCGACTTCCGTTTGTGTAGCTAGTTGTTACATTATATAATGAACCAGAGGTGTCAGAACCAGATGAAATATCATCTGTCTTCATATTCAAAGTACTCTTACTTATATCTAGTTGCAAATAAAGATCCTGTTTTCCGAGGACATCATTTGAAGATGGTATAGCAGCAATTTCAATAATTGAGTCATCTCCTGTCTTTTTCACCGTTGACTGAATGTTAACAGGGTTCAAAAGTATTTCGCCTTTTACATAGTCAATAGTTCCTGCTGACTTTCTTACGATAGTAGGTTCTTCAAGTGATGGATCAGTAAAGAAGAATATTGTTCCAGTCTTTTCATCTTCATTTGGAAGGTCACCTAAGTAAAGAGTTTCATTAATACCACTTACTCTGAAACCAGATGACTTAATGTTATAACCATCAAGTCTCTTAATATGGAAACTATTACCATAACAAATTTCATACTCAGCATTTACATTCAAAGTGGCACGAAGGTCTCTTCTCATTTGAACCTTTGTGATGTTTGAAGTGATAGACTCATGACTATCATCTACAATCTTCTGGTACTTACTATACTTGAACCTTGCACCAAACTTATTCAACTCAACAGAGTCTGCATATAAGTTGATATTGTTAGAAACAATACTCTTGACCGCTTCAGCAGTAGGTGCTAAGTTTGAGTTATAATAAACAGTAGTATCTACTTCAACAAACAAATACTTAAGGTCAATGATTTCTGGTACAATACCAGCAACACTATAGTTTCTGAGATCTCTTACCAGGTTATCTTTAATACTATTTGGTACGAACTGACTATTGAAAGGTTTCAAACTAATAAAGACCTTACCAAACTGTGGTGGATCTAATGTTTCACCACCATATGCAGAAACAGACTGAGTTTCTGGGTAGATAACAGGCATCAGTGCTTCATAGTCAGCAGCAGTTACTGCTCTATTTTGAGAGGCATAGATTCTTGTTGCATAGTTTTTGATAGAATCAACAGATTCTATAGGTTTTCCACCATCAGCAGCAATGTTTGTACTGACTACAGAGATGTTATCTGTAACCGAAACACCATTGTTGTCTAATATTCTTCCACTGAATGAGAAGTCTGATAAACCATTTGCAACTTCACCACTTGTTCTGATGTAAGAAACTTCAATATAGTTTAAGCTTTCAAGTTTTTCGCCAAAAATACCATCACCAAAGATGAGTTCATATCTCTGGTCTTCAATTTCTTGAATAAAGAATACTCTTGAGTTTGATGTAATACTGAATAAACTATTTGAAAGGATAAACTTTCTGCTCGTTGTACTTGATTCAGTATCTCTTACACTAACTCTAAGAGTTGATGTATCAATATTTGGGTTACTTAAAATATATCTTGTAGGTGGTGCTGGGTTTGCTGACTGAACCGTAAAGTTGTCAATCAGAAATGTTCCTTCAAATACGTCAATATTATCAAAAGATGCAATGCCATTGACGACAGGAACTGTAATATCTTCTGGGATACCAAATGTATAGCTATCACCACCAAACGAGCTTGTAGAGGCAACTACACCCTTCTTAAGGGATAATGTGATAGGTTTAGTATCAAAGTCTGTAGTGTCAACAAAGAATGAAATATTTGCTCTCGACGCAGTTCTTGACCTTGGAACGTATCCAATATTACGTGCCAGGGATACAACGTTCTCTCTTAACGTCGCACTATCAATAAACACCTCATTGCTAATCATGTTAGCGTTGTATGAGGAGATGTAAGTATTATACGCTAACGTATCAATGATTGTTGAAAGGTTAGAACCTTCAAAATCATAGTCGGTGAAGTTTGAATTTGCTCTCAGGTAGTCTTTAATAGACGCTTTTACCTGGTCAAAGTCTAAGTTTGTGAAATTAACTAATGGCATTATCGTGTCTGCAGTAATGCGAATGATAACTGTTGTGGTAAGGCATCAATACCAACAATGTTATATTGTAATGTGACGTTAAACTCATTGCTATCGTAGTTTGGTTCTACAATAACATCGATTAAATCAACTCTTGGTTCATATGTATTGATAGTATTTTCAATCTCATCCTTGATGATTGATGCAGATATACCATCAATGTTCTCAAACAGTGCTCTGGATACTCTTGAACCAAGGTCTGGGTTAAAAAACTTTTCACCTTGAAGGGTAAATACAAGATTTCTGACTGATCTTGCAATAGCAGTTTCATTCTTAATAGCAAGCAAGTCATTAGATAAAGGATTTACCTGAAAAGTACTCCCTATATCTTTAAAACTTTTACTTACCCTTTGTACAGGCATGGATAAATTATAAACCTAACTTATTTATTACCCTTTTATGACATTATTGTCGTCAAAATCATCATTTTCGATCTCACGCAGCACTTTTTGATACTGCTCATTTGCCAAATTATCTAAAAAGTCATTACCTGGTTGAAATGCTTCATAATCTGATGTCAATTTAGTGGTTCCCCACATTTTTTTCATGTATTCTCTGTCTCTATCAACTCTTGAATTTCCCATAGTGACCTTTTTGACTATTTATTGAGCGTCAAGTGGACGCCCTTCTTGTGATTTGTACATTTCTTCCATTGTATCATGGAATTTTTCATCAGTTTCTTCTTCTTTTTTACGTTCTTTCGACGTTTTCCAGAAATATTCGTCTTCACGACCCATTCCAAGACGATCAAAACCATTTTCAACACTATAATATTGAGTTGAAACCTTAAAATCAGGCATTTTAGGGTCAACTGGTGTCAAGCTATTGTCAAAAATACGTAATCTGTTGTTTGGATATAGTGCATACTGACCATTATCAAGTTCAATGAGGTTATGAGACTTATGTTCAGCAGGGTTTTCACTTGTTGCATAGTCTACAACATCAGGATCTTGATGATAGTTGTCAATAGTACATACATAAGTGCCTTTTTGAATGCCATGGTCGCGTGTATAACACTCAAAGTCCATACTACCAATGAATTGTTTGGTTACAGAGACCACACCATAGTCCATACAGTTCCAAAACTGTAGGTTCGGTAGGTTCATATCAGGTGATGGAGTCTCAGGTTCACTTACAAAAGCACTAATAGGCAACTTATCATACATTGCCGCATACTCTGGTAAGTATGTCTCAAAATAAAAAGCACGTCCAGGTATCGACTTACACGACACCCAAACGCCCTTTACAAATTCACCATGACCACTTTGATGATCAGTGAGATATTCTTTTCTTACCCAGACTTCAACTGATGGTAAGTTTGTAATTAATGCTGCCATTTACATAACGTAACTCTAGCATTATTTACCCTGTCCGCGATAACGCTTCTTTTTCTTATTACGTGAAGTTGCAGACAACAACGTATTTTGTGAACTACCTTGACGAGTCTTTTTCGGTTTTCCGGGGATGTAGTTACCGACTTTCATTGCCATTGTTAATTACCTCTAGTTTAACTTCATTAGGATCATAAGTGCCATCTTTATAAAAGTCAAGTGACATATCAGTCATAATGTCTAAGCATTCGTCTAACGAGAGGTCGCTATGCAACCTCTCACCTTTATAAAGAATATTGTATTTCATCAGATAACTCTTGTTTTCTCATGACCGACGCGAATGCGAGGATCGCACCAGATTTCAAAGCCTTCTTCCTTTGCATCAAGACAGAAGGATACATCTTCTCCACACATATCCTGCACCTTACCAGACTCAAAGACTTGCATCTTAGGAGCAAACCAAGGATACTCCAAGTTCTCAAAGACTCCATTCTTAATCATAACCCAACCAAACCCAGTGTAGTCTACAGTGAATGGCTTCTTACGACGTTGAATACTCTCTACAGTCTCATGGTTCATGACTCCACCATTCTTGCGGAAGTCATCTTCCTCTAACCAATGTGCTACTGAGGTCGTGTGCCCATCTTCTGTGGCATACCATCCTGCGACAATCTCTTTCTCCTCGCCCTCTTCATTCAGTGCCATATCACAGAGTTGCCAGAACTTATTTGTGTCGAAGACAATATCCGAGTCAATCCAAAGTTGATAGTCATACTTTAACTTTCCATCCCATGGAATCTGCTTCGGTCCACGCAATACATTTGCTCCAAGTACCTTACACCGAGCAAAGTTAACCATAGACGAATAGTCTTGACTAATCTGAATACCCATCCCATTTTGTACTAAGTCAAAACACAACTGTACAAATGCTTTCAAGAAGATAAAACTACATCCTCTTCCTGGTAAACAAAATACAATCTGCTTCCCTTTCATACGTGCTTTGATAGCATCATAATCAAAGTCAACTTTCTCTTTCTTCTTTGGTGCTGCTGCCTTTACTGTGAATCCTTTTGCCATAAGTCTTGTAAACTCAACTCAATTTTATCCTATTATGTATCCCTTGTCAATAACTCGCTTCGTCACCTCTATGTACGGTTAACTCCTCATAACTTAAGTCCTCTAACGTATAGTCAGTCTTCATAATACCAACTAACCTACGTATCTCCTCCCACGTAGTCTTAAACTCTTCCTCATCTACACAATGATATAAACACTTATCCTTTGCATATATGTGATACACTTTACTGTCTTCCATATTGGTCCTCCAACCTTACAATGTCCTCCTCTTCACATTTATCTCCTATCTGTACCTCCACAAATACAACTCCTTCCTCCCCTCCACGTATTCGATGTACCTCCCCACTCTTAATGTGGAAACTATCTCCTACTCTCCCATAATACTCTACATCATTGATACTTACATACCCCTCACCGTTCACAATGGTCCAGTGCTCCTCTCTATGGTTATGATACTGTAATGAGATACTCTGCTCACCAACTACTGTGATACGCTTTACCTTATACCCTTCCTCCTCTATAACTGTCTCATACCACCCCCATGGGCGATGCTCTGTATTCATAAAATTTTCTCCGGAAATATTTTTGAGGTCC